CAGCACCCAATGCGCCAGCCCCTGCCATTCCTGCCGCCATTTGCCCTGCACGACTAGCGCCCATCTGCCCTGCCTTCATGGCTGTCTTGCCATAGCCGAGGGGAGCTAGTGCAAGCAAAGGGTCTTCGGCAAGCCCTGACACAAACCCTGCGGCAAGTTGTCCGGGGTCATTCACCGCAAGATCAGACACTCCCTTAACGACATCACTTGCAGTGGGAGAGTAGTTGTCCATTGCCTGCTCGCTGGCGAAGATTTGATCATACTCGTTGGCAATGCGTTCATACTCGGGAGTACCTACTTGGCCCTGCGCTTCCATATCGGAGAGCTGATTGGAGATCGACCGCAGATAATCATTGCCTAGCGCAAACTCCCTGCGCTCACGCTTCACCTTGTCGGTGTTGCCCGTTGCGGCTCGCACCATGTCACCGAACAGTCCCTGCTTCTGCCAATCGCCGACAGATCGAAGCGGATTGCTCCAATCCATCTCGGGTAGATTGTTGGAGAATCCTCCAGACTGATCGTTGATGCCGGTCTGCTCGATGATGTAGTCGATCGCATCATCCTCGGTCGCTCCTACTGGAGCATTGACCTCGTAACGATGACCGTTAGGCGCAGTGACCTCGAATCGCGGCATCAGTCAATCCTCCTAGCCGAGTACCCTCTCGAGTTCCTATTACGGTTGCGTCCAGTGGTTGCACCACTAGGCTTGGAAGTTTCCTGAACACTCTTAGCCGAGTACCCACTCGAGTACCTAATAGGGTTGCGTCCAGTGGTTTCACCACTAGGCTTGGAAGCTACCTGTGGAGGCGCAATTCCTGGAGTTGCGTAGGGGTTGAACGTCACGCTGCCATCCATCCACGTGGAAGGACTGAAAAATTTGAACGGCTTGTTCTCTGTCATACTAAAGCCCGGATGGCGCATCAGGTCCTCACGTGCACGCTCTCGTGCCTGCGGCCCTGCAAGTCCTTGGTCTTGGTAGTACTTGATCTGCTCTGCCAGGAACAATGCTGCTCTGGTTCGGTCTTCTCCAGAGAGGTCACCGAGCGACGAGTCGCCATCAATGATCGTCTCGGCATTCTTAACGTCCTGCTTGGATGCGCTCGGCACCGAGTTGGGGCGATTCGAGCCGGAACCCGGCTTGCCTGCACGTAAATACTCGGCGTATGCATTCGAACTGTTTGCTTCTGCTGCGTAGTAAGGCGACTTCATTTCAAGCTCATACTGCGTCAAGGCATGATCCATTGCCGTCTTGCCCTGTTCCGATGCGTACTTGTAGTACTCCATCAGGTTGTTGAAACCATCACTGGCAGACGACATGCTCAGCATACGCGCAAGGCCGGGATCTATGGCATGCAGCCCGGTTGCCCCGATGTTTGGCAGCGACTCTCCCGGACGTGTCGGACCTTCCTGTTCTTGCCCCTGCTGTCCAATCATGGCATTGAACGCCTGTTCCATGCGGGATTGCTCTTGAGCTTTGATCTTCGCCTGTTCGATTTGCTGCTTGAGCTGCTGCGCCTGGAGCTTACGGTAAGCAGACATCTCCTGCTGCCGCTTCATCGCCATTAGGTTCTGAATGCCCTGGTTGGCACCACGACCTACTGCCGTACCAAACGTGGCACCAGGACCGTTAGCGGCAAGAATGTTCGTGCCAAGCTGGAACAGCGGGTTGCCAAGAATGTTCTGGAACCCTTGCATATTGAGCCCGCTAGGCTGTGCACTCTGCGCCAGCATTGCCTGCTGCATAATGTCGTTGCCATTCACGAGAACAACCCTCCTAGCAATGCGCCACCAATCATGAACGGTGCCACTGCGGGATTTGCCGTCATCAAGCTAAGACCTTCAGGACCAAGCATTGAAGGTAATGCAGCGCCAGTCATGGCCCCACCCAACGCTCCAGCAACAGGACTTCCCCCTGGCATGCTAGAAGTTTGCGTACTAAACCCAAGACCACCATTAAGAAGCTGGTTGTACCGGCTTAGCCGATCCCAGCCCTCATTCTGGCTGAAGTTATGACGCGCCATCGCTTCGTCAATGCCTCTTTGCTCCTGCCCCTGCAAGACACTGCCGACCCGCTCTGCGGTCTGTCCTGGCAGGAACCCTAGTTGCATGGTCTGTGGAGATAGCGCCAGACCTCTTGCCTGCGCCTCCAGGCCTCTACCATAGGCATCGTTAAGGATCCTCGTTGAGGCGTCTCCTGCGGCCTGTGCAGCGCCTTCTGCGGCCAGACCCTGGGCTATCCCCTGCCGGGACCCACCGTACTGTCCTGCGGCCACTGCGCCGCCCTCAATGGCAGGGTTGATACGCTGCATGAAGTCGTCAGCAATCGATCGGTTGGAGATATCGATCATCCCTTGCACGTGCGGATTGTTCTGCACATCCGCTGCATTCATCATCGACTGCTGCGACTGCAATGCACTGTTGATGTAGCTCTGTCCAGGACCATTGGCAAACTGCAACCCCTGGAACATACCTTGCATCTGCAACGGGTCCAGGTCAGCATATGTCTGGCCTGGGTAATACTCCATTTGCTGGTTGGATAAGTTCTGTGCTTGCCCAAAAACATCCTTAAGATAAGGCTGAACTCCACTCCACGGTACGTTCTTTACGGTCTGCTCACCGCCTCCATCTTTGTTAAACATATTACACCTCAATGCCCCAAATGAACTTGGGCTTGAACTCACCGCTTTCGACGTCTTTCAGCTTTCGCGGCCAGCCTTCTCGGCCCATGCCTATAATCTCGTTGCACTTATGCTGCTTCGCGTATGCCTTTAGGATAGACCATGCAGTCTTCAGCCATCGCTCAATATATACGCCACCAACCAGATAGATTGTGAATGTCCTATAACCAGATGGGTATTCTTCTATGTATGTCGTGATAGCTGCATCTATGCCTTCAGAATTCCACGCTATCCACAGTTGCCAGTCAGTGTTGATACACTTCCACATCACATCCGTGGTGTCGTAAAACTTGTCGCCACCCGTACGCTTTAGCGGCTTGCGGATCAGTGGCTCGATCTCGTCCCAATACTTGGGGATCTCGTTAGGCGGCAAACCCGTGAAAAAATCCACACGATCGTTCATCGCCTGCCTGCCGGGGTGTAGTCGATCTCAACACCATCGATCCTCCACGACACATCCGCCTTGGAGTAGAACTCTATGGCGTGTTGCCGACCACAAACACGAAAGTCCAACTTGTAATCCGTCTCTGGATCGAATGTCTTGTATGGCGTCCACTGCACCTCAGAGTTCAACTGCGTGTGATACCCAACACGTACCTGGAACGGATCACCAGATGCTCTCAGATATACGCGCAGTATATTGTGATGGTCAGACGTATCGCCTACGTCCAGGTGTATGCGCTGCGCTCTGCACTCAGCAGGTGCCGCATTAAACAGATTGCCTACATCGAAGATCCAGAACTTGCCGCTCATGACGCAATCAACTCCGCATCAACAAATGCCAACGATCGGTTAGCATCAGCAGAAAACAATATCCTAAGACTAGAACTGAACCCGACGTTGTATAGCTCTTTCAGGCCTGTTGCCAGCACATACTCTACTTCGTAACGATCACGCTGTTGTCGCATGCACAACGTCCCGTCACTTTGCTTGATGTAGAAAAACAAAACGTCACTGGTTGACGACTGCCATTTACGCTTATCGTCAAGGATGACACGAGGATTCTTTATGCCAGGATAATGCGTCTTAACCTCTGTCCCAACCTGAGAGTTGAACCAGATCAGGTAAGGCTCCCCTCCTTCCACGATCGCCATCGTCACACGCATGTTCTGATCGAACGTCAGGCTAACCTCAGTGATGTTCTCGCCACCTTGGTAATACACATCTTCAGGCACCTCTTCTGCACTGAGATATACCTGCCCACCCTCAACCCTTGCAGTCCATACCTGATACAGCAGGCCCTGCGACGAATCGCTAAGAGCTATCCCTCCGTCCTCGTAGTCCACCAGATAATCGTTGCGGCCAATACCCCTGGCACCCACCACAGTAGATGGGACGATTGCACTGGCTAACCTGAGTTCCGGTAGCGCCATTACACAATCACCGCATTGGCTGACGTCTCAATCGTGACGTCATACCCTTCGAGCCAACTATCAGCACTCGCAGTCACCGTGAACTCTGGCCTGTCAGGACGCGTCCACTTGATGGTGATATCGAATACCATTTGGTGATACTCGGTCTTCGGGATAGGAGGATCAAACCCGATCTGCCAGGATGCAGGACCGATGATGCAGGAGATCGCCGCAATACCGTTGTCAAAGTTGGCTTCGTCATAGTCCAGTACGAAACGATGTGTTCGTTCGTAACTGCCTTCGACATAGGTCAAATTCGATTGCCCACCACTAATAGCCTGATTCGACCCCAACGGTCCTCCGTAATAGTCACCAAGCCCACCATCATAGGCCCAGAAGTATGAGCCTATCTGCCCCATGTGGAATCCAGACTCACTGGGGTAGACCCAACCAAGGGTTCCCGTGGACGTTGAGCCGTAGTCCGCATTGCACATGCGCAGCCGGTACACGAAATCCCTGCGGTTGAAGTTCATGTATCCGGTAACGTCATCAGGCCATGCCGTAATCTGCGCCTCGTAGACGACCTTAAGAACCTCATCAGCAAGTACGACAACAGTCGTCGGATTGCCTTCAATGTCCTTAACAAGGGATCGGCTATACAGACTGCCATCCGATTCCCAGCCAACACCAACTTCAGTAATCCTGCCAACCGCAGCGCCAACAGGGAACGAGAAGGTGCGTCTCCAATAAGCAGTAAAGTCGTCGTAGAACGGGAAAGCCGTGGGAGAGTGGACCCCACGAAACGTCGAATCTACCGTAGTGGTCGATGCAAGTGGCGCTTCAAGATGCGTGTCAGAAGTCGTCGGGGGTGTAGTTCCAGCCCCAATCTGACAATACGTTAAGAGAGAAGAACTCGATCCACCAATCCGATCAAGCCCCGTGTCGAGAATTGTATTCTCAAACCATGAAGACAATGGACGGATAGATCCATCAACTTGGTGCACTTCAAGTCTGTAATAACCTGATACGCGCAACGACATCAGGTTATCCTTACAGAGTTTGACAACACTGTGTTCAACCTAATCCACAATGTGTAGTCACTGGTCTTTGGAATCGCAGGCGTGAACTGTATCTTCACGCCGTATCGGCAAAAGCGTGTTGCCATCGCTCCAATGCCGGACGCCCAGTTTGCATCTTCAAGCTGGAAGGACAGTGTTCTGTATGACGAATCACCTGATACATTGGTCGTAAACTGACCATAGCCGTTTGGATCACCATAACTTTTCGATCCAGTAATGTTTGTTGTCTCGTTGTTAAACACAAGATCGCCAGCACTAACTGCAGCGGCAACTTCACCTGAGCTAGAATCGTTGAAGTTGTGTGTTATACTGTCAAACCAGTCATCGTAAGACCATCCGCTCCAACCAGCATAACTCGAAGTATTAGTCTGAGGCTCATTAAGTCGTAACAACCAATCGTAACTGTTCCCGTCTAAGGTGATAGTTCCTGACACATCTCCAGGATCTCCACTACCATCGTCTTCCCACAGGTAGAAGTAGAAAGTCCAAGTCACTTCAAGATATTCGTCAGCAAGGACAGTGACTGTTGTTGGCACTCCACTCTCGTTGACAGTCAAGCAACGGCTTACAAGGTTTCCAGACGTTGACGGACCAACGCCAAGTTCCTGGATATTTCCCGTCGCTTCGCCTGGATTAAAGCGCCAAGTACTTCTTGCATACCAATAATATGGTCTGGTAAGAATTCCATTAGCACGGCTATTTCCTGTGGCGTGCGGTGTGCCATAAGGACGAAGATCGGAAGTTGCCAAATACGATGCTAAGGATGTATCTGTAACCTGTGGCGCAGTATTGCCTGTTCCCACCTGACAATACCGAGCATTATCGTTATTCCACGTAGTCAAGTTAATACGAGATAGCCCGTAGTTCGTGATCAGGTTAGGCATATCTCCTGTATCACGCACAAGCCTGCCAGTATCTGCCTTGAACACTCGACAACGATACGTGCCGCCTACCCTGGTAGGGAGCATAATGTCAGACTCTTTATACTTGCTCATGGCTGATCCATTGATCCTGTTAAGTACGGGGTAGTTGTATCAACGCCAGATGTTTGCGACGTCTGCACAGCGGCAAGCGTCATCTCTCCAGTAAGATACGGTGTTGTCGTATCGACCCCTGATGTCTGTGTCGTCTTGATGTTCAACAGATCCATAGACCCAGTTAGGTACGGCAATGTCGTGTCCACACCAGACGTTTGCGTTGTCCTGATGTTCACGTATATGTCCATGAAACAATCTGTGCTCGTGCTGGTTGAAACTCTACTGTCTCTGCATCTGCCTCTATCGGGTATGGCCTGCTGTGCAGCGTGTACCCACTGATAAGATCTGCATCTACTTCTACTGTCTTGATGAACGTCCACTTCTGGAATGCGCTCACCATGACCAGCTTCTGGTCTATTGGGCTATAACTTACATCCCAATCGTCCCATACGATCGGCATAGCCCTTCACCCTTTAAACGCTGTCAAGATGCGCATCGACTTTAGTGAACACAACCCCTTCGTCGAGAACCGCATCAAGACTTGCTTCAACATTCTTTGTAAGCAACGCAAAAGAACTCACCATGACCAGACTGTCATCTGTCGGGTCGTATGGCGATTCCCAGTCGTCCCAGATAACGTCACTCATACAAACCGTCCCAGGTTTGTTCTTCGCTAGACAACGAATCCCACGTCACTCTCGGCTTCCTGGAGATAGCGGCATACGTTGCGCCAATAACCTGCGGCAACTCTCGTGGATACCACTTGCCGGTTTGTAGGTTGTAGACCAATGCTCTGTTGCACCCGATCGAGTAGTTATCCTCTGTCGGGTAACAAACCCACACTTCCTGCATGCGCCTGTAGTACGTCACGAAGGTGCGTTCATACAAAGATTTGCTCAGCGTGTTGAAGAACTCATCGAGTACAAAACCACGAGCAACAGACTGGAACCCGTGCCCATCGAACAAGTAGATATCACCATCACCTACAACAAAGTGCCTGCCGCCGACGTCGCATACGCAGTCACGCGACAGGATGCCGCGACTGCGGCTGACAGGACGATATTGGAACTGGAACGTGCCACCTGTATACGATGCCGTATAGATGGCGTCCTCCTTGTAGATGATGAAGTAATCGCGCAGTGACAAACCATCAACAATTACACCAGTCGTATCTGACAAGAAGGTATCACCTGTCAGCTTGGTCGTATCAGACACATCCCATGACGAAGGCACAGACCCAGGTTCTGCGGGATGTGACCAGACCAACTTTTGTGCATTGTTAACCGTGTCTTCTGTGACATTAAGCGCGAAGCAGAAGTTTTTGTGAGCCCTGATTACCTTGGCATTGAACCGTGCATCATCCCAAGTTCTCGTCGCATCAAACGGAAGATCCACACACCGACCAACGCCACCCCAGTACTGTGGATTGTCCGCACCATTACCAAGCAACAACACGCTGCCAAGGTTAGTCGTCCACCAGTAGTTGGTACTGGTGTAAGGCCCGTTGTCACGAGTGATGTCTCTGTGAACGCCACCTACAAGGCTGTAGATGGCGCTCTGCGTCGGGTACACAATGAAGATCGTGTTGCCTACACGGCAAGACCCAAGCCCCTTAGGGCCGTTGTCAGTCTCTGACAGAAGCTCATGCCCAGGGAACGACTCGATGCGGTTCTTGTTGCACCGCACGTTCTGCATCTGCGTAAACGCCTGAGGCGCAAGCTCACTGGCATTGATGTCAGTGACCAACCCCTGCGATCCTATGTTGTCGATTCTGGAGCGAGGCATCAGGTTATATACCCTATGACAGTGGCTGATCCAGTTGGTGGAATGCTGGTCCAGACACGAAGACTACTCAACTCGACAAGCACCATAGTCTTTACTCGTGAGCAAGCTTGGTTATTGCCGGCAGCACTTAACGTAAACATCTTTGATGATGAGGACGTCGGTGCAATCGATATCGACTCAGGCGTGTAGGAATAATCATCATACGTCCAACTGTCGTATTCACAACCAACACTCAACCAAACGAATATCGCCTTGGCATCAGAAGGAAGAATGGCGGTGAGAATATTTAGCCCATCATCTAGATCATGCCATGAGTCAAGAAGCCCAATGCCACTAGCTGCTGAAACCTGATTCGACACAAACGCTGTTGTCGCAATCTTTGTACTTGCGTCTCCAGCTTCTGGCGTTGGCGCAGTTGGAGTGCCCGTTAACTCTGGGCTGTCGAGATCAGCCTTGAGATTCAGTGCCACTTGCAGATCTGTCTGGTTTGCCAGGGTTCCTGTAATGCCGCCCCACGCTGCGCTACCATCAGCACCTGAGGTCTCGATAGCTGCAAGACGCTCCTCGATCGTCGAGTCAGAGCCAATCCCAACCAGTTGTTGAATATCTGCGGCAGTAACACCAGCCGCTGCCGCACCTGCGGTAATGTTCAGATCGTTCTGGTTTGCAGTAACAGGACCAGATAACGCAGAAAACGTGTTCTTAAGAACGTACTTGTTCTGGAGGATATGGTTGTCACCCTCACCAGCAGCATCAGGTCCTGTCGGCCCATAGACATCAGGATCAAGCTGACTGGGATATGACGCATTCTCAATAGGCATCAGGCTATCCTCTGTACGAGCGCGTTACTGTCAGAAAAATTATATCCACCACGTAATACCCACGTTCCTAACAGCCTTACCCCGTTAGTGACGCTGCTACCAGGAATCCTTGCAAGGAATGCGTATGTCTTGTCTGGGTCTGTAAACACCCAGCATTCCTCATTTCTTGCAACACCAACAAACTGATGCACTAACACATAAGACCCTACAGGAAAGTCTGCATTGTCTTGATCGTGCTCAGTGTAAATTGAATCTGCAAGAGCTTTATCAACGTATCTGGTAGTAGCAATGATATTGCTGTTGTCCCCCTGTGCAGGTGTCTGTGATGTTGGATACCCAGGACCAAAATGCGGCTCGTCCAAGTCAGCCTTGGAAGCAAGCGCAGTCACCAAATCTGTCTGGTCTGCCAGCGTCCCTGTAATGCCTCCCCATGCAAGCTCGACAGCTTCGATAGAGCTAAGACGAGTTTCCAGGCTCGCACTCGTGCTCAAGCCTGCAAGCATCTGAAACTGATCTTTCGTTACACCAACAGCCGCAGCTCCAGCCGTGATGTTCAGATCATTCTGGTTGGCAGTGACTGGGCCAGAGATCTTGGAGAACGTGTTCTTGATGATGTACTTGTTTTGCAGGATATGGTTGTCACCTTCTCCCGCAGAATCTGGACCTGTCGGACCAAAGTTGTCCGGGTCTAGTTGGCTGGGGTAATCAGCATTCTCAATAGGCATTACCCATCCTCCAATTCGTCGAGCTTCTCCACAATCTGCTGGATTGTGTCAGCAAGTCGTTGAAGCTGGCGCATCTGCCATTCCGCAATCTCCAACGCATCTCTGGACTGCGGGTAAGGATCAGGGACAAATGACTCGATACTCACGGGTATAGATCCTCACGAGTCAACACAACCTCGTCGCCCTTAAAGTAAGCCCGAATGCCATCAAGCTCGGCAACAAGCCATGAAACTTGCTCGCCAGTACTTACTCGTACGGCATGGCGCTTGAACGCCCGCCCACCGTCATCAACGACGATAGAGCGGGCACCCATTACCATTACCTTCTTATCATCAGGTTTCGTCATAGCTGAAGGTCAGGGTTTCCGCAGACAAAGTGCCAGGAGATGCAGTGCTCTCAACTTCAAGCATCATCACCAGATAGTTGCCGATGTCACCCGTCGCCGTGTACGGACCAGAACCCAAGCTAAGGGCTGACCCCGAGGTGTAGGTGAAAGCATCGGTATAACCCGCAGTCGCCGTAGCTTCGGCAGGCGTGGTGAAGGTAGCCTCGGTCTTGGCCCAGAGCTTCACGCCAGTACCAAAGCCGTTCGCACCGTCGGTGTAGAACTTAAGGTTGGTCAGGTCAGTGAAAGTGCCAGTGACGTTAAGCTGGAGCCACTTCTCGTACGAATAATCCTGGCCGGTAGCCGGAATCACCATACGATCGTTAGAGTCTACCGTCGCGTTGTCAGCATTCTTGAACCGAATGGTTCCAGAAGTCTTGTCGGTAGGGGTTTCGCTTACCGTGTTCTTCTCACGGATCAGTACAGTCGCCGCCATAGTCGTTACCTCAATCTAGTCCAAGTACTTGAGTTTTCCCCGATCTGGGTCCATGACCCAGTCGCAGGATCTTTTTTCGTCCAGACGCCTCCACTTGTTCCTGAGTCAGACCAGGGGTTTTCCCTTACGAGGCTCGCGTCTACACGACTTGATGCATAAGAAGTTCCCCTCAGGTATGCATCTACATCTACTGTATGTGTGCTAGTTGTTGGTCCGATTATGGCATCTAGTTGTACTGATGCCTTTGATACTTGGCTAAGTATAGAATCTGCTGACGCAGTATGCGTCGTTGCTGCCTTAAGGATTGCATCAGCATTGGCTAATACTTGTATCGCACCCTCAAGAACTGCGCCTGCCTGCACCAACTTGACTTGGTTAAGCGCAATTCTGGAGTCAATCGAGAAGTGTTTGACATAGCGGTAGACAGGATCTGCGTCTGCACTGACCGTCTGCTGCTGGTTGCCCTTGACCAAGGCATCCGCCTTGGGCGTGAGAAGCTCTGTCCCAAGCTCCAGAAGGATCGCATTGGCAGAAGTCGTAACCTGTTGCGTACCACGCACCAGTGCATCAGCGCGGAACAGGTTGCCGCTGCGCTTCTGTACGAGCGCATCGACCTCTATATATTCCAGCCCGTCACTGACCAGCTTGGCATCAGCAATAACCTGTGGCGTCCCCTGGCGGATAAGCAGGGCTGTCGCATCAGCAATAAGCTCTGATGCCTTGCCGATCTCCTGCTGCACCTTAGCCGTGAGCGTCTTGCGCACCACGGCAGCGCCATCAAGCTGAGCCTGAATCTCCTTGGTCTGCTGAAGCAGAGCATCAACGAAGACATCAATCTGCGTGACGCCTTCAGAGAACAGAACGGAATCAGCCTGAGCCGTTGTGAACCCAATGCCACGCAGAAGTGCGTCAACGCTAGTAGTTACAGACGTTGCGCCACTAAGCTCTGCATCTGCATCCGAAGATACAGTGCCACGCTTCTGCAAATAAGCATCAACATCAGCAGTGAGCGCACCGAGCTGCTCGACTAACGCATCGACTTGCGAAAAAACCTGCTGGAGTTTTTGCGTGAGCGCATCCGTGCTGGTCGTTACTTGCCCAGTCTGCTGCGCCAGAGCATCCGCTGATGCGGATATCTCGATAGTCTGGGAGACATAGGCATCAACGCTTGTCGTGCTAGTCTGCGTCTTCTGTACCAACGCATCCGCACTGGACGTTGCGACACTGGCTAGCTGTTGAAGCAGTATGGCGTCAGAAAGGGCTGAGACGCTCTCTGTGCCCCTGACAAGCGAATCCGCTGTGAAGATGCCGGTATAGGTCTTTTGCGCCTGCGCGTCCGCAGAGGACGTTACAAAGCCTGCCTGCTGAAGCCACGCGTCTGCCGATATACTTGCGGTATATGCCTTCTGGACATACGCATCGACAGTTGCAGTCTGTGTGAATGTCGCCTGGACATAAGCATCAGCAGATACGTTGATCTGGTTCTGCGCAAACTGGAGAAGCTCTGCATCCGTGCTCGCGCTTATCGTCAGAGTTCGCTGTACCAGTGCATCAGCATCCGTGCTAATCGAAAACGTCCGCTGGATCTCGACATCAGCACCAACAGTAATAACCTGTGTCTTCTTGACATAGGCATCAACAAGAGGTGTGGTTATGTAGCTGGTTTTTTGGAGCCAGACATCTGCGTCAGAGATTTTGGTAAAGGTTTTTTGCGCAATGGCATCCGCGCTTGCAGTTTTTAGAACAACCTGCTTGAGCGCAGCATCAACGCTGGCGGTGATAGTTTGCGAACTGGCACCGACCGTCGTCAGTTCGCCCAGCCACAAAATGTTACTGTACGCGCCAGCGTCTTCCCATACTGCATACACGTCGTATGCGGTGCCGCTCGACAGGCCAGTGACCGAGAAGGATGTATCATCCAGCGCAGCCGTTGCCGCCTTGCTATCAGACCACGGCGCAGTACTGCCGGTCTGGTCTTGTCCTGCAACGATCTGCGCCGCCGATGGCGCAGCCAGTGCAGTGGCTTGAGCGATGGCGTATAGCGTAGCCATCAGCTATTCACATTCACGGTCCAGCCCCGGCTTTCGAGCGTGGCCTTGTCCGCTAGTCCGGTGGTGGAAGGGGGTGAGTTTGTGCCGCCATCTATATCAAGCCTTATAGTTCCAGTTTGCCCGCCTGCTACGCACCGCGCCAGGATTGCATCGACAGTTGTTTGATCTAAAGCGCACCCATAAAAAGCATTAGTAAAAACTGTACACGCTGACAAATCCCAGCTGCTAACATTTAGCGATGTTAGTGACGAGCAGTTATAGAATGCGTAACCGAGAGTTGTACACGATGACAAACCCCAGCTGCTAGCATTTAGCGATGTTAGTGACGAGCAGTCACGGAATGCGTAAATGAGAGTTGTACACGCTGACAAATTCCAACTACTGACATCTAGCGATGTTAGCGATGAGCAGGCACGGAATGCAGACTCCAAACTTGTGCAGACTGACAAATTCCAACTGCTAACATCTAGTGTTGTTAGCGATGAGCAATTATAGAATGTCGAATCGAGAGTTGTACACGCTGACAAATCCCAACTGCTAACATCTAGTGTTGTTAGTGACGAGCAGTTCTCGAATGCATAATACAAACTTGTGCAAGCTGACAAATCCATGCCCCTGCCATCCAGCGTCGTGATATCCGAATCACGAAATGCGTTGGATAAATTGACAGTCCCGTCAAAAGCTAGTCCTGCCCAAATCACGTCACCGGCAAAACGAGCTTCTTGACCAGACCCATCAACCTTAAAGTCGTCAATCGTCCCACTAACACGAACGTTATAGGTTCCTGCCGTGGCAAACGTATGGCTGATCGGCGTCGATGTGAATGTCTCAACGCTTGATCCATCGCCCCAATCGACGTTGACGTTGACCGTACCTGACGCAGGGAACGTAAAGACCTCAGAGGCAGTCGTCGTAGTGATCTCAAACAGCGGGTAGACGACATCGAGCGTGACCGCACCACCATCGGATGTCGCGGTGCCGATCTGACCGTCTAGCAACGCGGGGACTACCGCAGCCATTAGATAACTGCCGTCACCAGGGAGTCAACCTCGGTCTGTAGCGCAAGGAAGTCGGCAACGAGCTTGTCTTTTTCTGCCTTGGCCGTTTCCCACGCTACGTCACCGGGTGCCGCTGCCACCTCGGCTTCAAGCTCATCAATAATCGTCGTATATGCAGTAACCATCGTGCTAAGGTCCGTCTGCACCTGAGTTAGTAGCGCCTTCGCCTGATCGACGCGCTGTGTGTTACGCACGGTGCGCTCGGCAATCTCGTCGAGTGCTGCTTTTGTTGCTGTGTATGTAGCCATCAGTCGTTCCTCTCAGTTGCCATGGCGAGTTCTCGCCGTTCGATTTCAATGCGCGTCATGTGCAGCATGGCCGCAATAGTCTCCCTGTGGACGTTCCTGCGGCAGATGTCGCAGTTCCTGGTTGCCAACTGATCCGTACGGTCCAGGTGGTCTGCAAGCCGTGCAACATCATCATGAACGTCCTGCTCCAAGTGGACGAGAACGCCAAACAACCTGTGCAGAAAGTCCAAAGGCTGGTGCGATAACAAGTCACGGAATAACTGCACTGTACTTCCAAACTACCTTGGATCATATTCAACATGAATATGATCGTCTTCAACGATCACCTGATACTCATGACCAAGCTCTGCAATCATGGCATCTGCTACAGCAGTGTCTCTGCCGTCCCTCAACGTCCTCGTGCGAAAGTCCAATGCCAGCCCCTTGCTGTGCAAAGACTTCGTATCACGCGGCCTGTACGCAGATGTGACAACCGTATCAACACCCTCCACATCAAACGCATGCTGCGCCGCTCGGATTGCTGGCCCCATGCGGTTTAAATCAATATTCCTAGTATCAACCCCAGGCTTAACGCTAACGCCAATAGCGGCCAAATAGCCCGCAAGTCCGTCATCGACAACCTCTGGAGCACGAACGACTTTAGCCTTGAGGTTGTCTCGCTTAACACCTCTAATACCTTCGTAAGCACGGATACCTCCCAGGCCCAACAAGGCCAGCACCAACGTCATCAGATCTGCTGTATCAATTTCCGGCAAACTGATCGTTGAACCAGACGCACTGATAATGATCAGCACCAGATCACGAAACACCCAGGCATAGGCAAGACAGAACACAACCAGCCATCCCAAGGCTGGACGCCAGCCAGCAACAAACAAACTGGGGTGCTTCGCCTCTTCCATGTTTGTCATTGCCTGGAGGATGTGCGGATGTTGTGCAGTCTTTTGTGCAGCAAGGCGAGCAGCAGCACGTTCCTCATCCGACGTAAACAGCGAGTCCAGACCACTAGCAATCTCTCTCGCCAATCCGCCTGCATCTACGTTGATCACAGCATGTACCCCGCAACAAACGCGAACCCAACAATGATCGCAACAATCACAGCAAGCCCCTGCACCGCATAACGCAGAAACTTCAGATAAAGCTCACCCATCACGCACTCCACATGATTGGCATACAAGACATGTCAATGCACCAGTACCAAACGCCAGCATCAAGCATGTAATACAACATCACATCTTTCCCATCACAAACGCAGCAACAGCAGAAAATGCAGCAACCACTAGCCCTACAATCAGCGTCATGTAGGTCTTCCGCTGCTCTCGTATTAGAATCCTACGGTCTTCGTCTTCCTGCTCGGTATGCGCTGATAACGTGCCAGCTATGTGTTCAACCTTCTTATCCATAGACATCACGCCTTCAGCAACACCATCAATTTTCTGGTCAAGCCTTAGGTACTTCTCGTCCATCAATAGTCCTTGAGCGTCAACACGCCCCTCTACTCGGCTAATGCGAGCGTCTTGCTCGTATTGCTTACGCTCAATGTGATGAACGGTATTAGCAATATCCTCAATATCTTTGGCATGTCTCTCGTCCATCACGCGACAGCCTCACACATAAAGGAATAACCCATCATCTTCATAACAACACCATGGTCAGACTCGATCTGCTCAATCTGCTCTCGTGTTAACCCATCCAACCACTGCTTACATTTGCCTGAGTTGAAGAATCGGTCGTTATGGTCACTCGCCTCTGCGAACCCCTCCCTGGCTTCTTTTTCTTGCAAGGCTTTGAACCCGCAAACACGAACGGCATGATCGATTCTATCGTCGTCAGGGTCATCGACTCCCTTAAGTCCAAGCAGCAACCGTAAGGCCCGGGCAGGATGCAATTGCATATCCTCATAGCGCATTACCTCAACAGGAAATCGCTTCTCGTTAACCCAGGTCGCTACGTTATTGCTCCAGGTGGACAACAACGACGAGATACCTGCCTTGTTTACGATGCTGAAGTCATACTGGTTCATGGCAGCGATCGTGTCGTCCACGCTCTTGCCTAGATGCCTTGAGAAACTCAGCGCAATGTCACGAGGATCACGCACGATAACCATCGCACCCTGTGTCATGGTCTTAGGAATCGTGTAATTCTCGTCAATCTGGGCATTGACGAAGTGTGTCTTCACCAACACCGGCTTCTCGTCAGCTAGGTGCACCTCGTTAAGGAGTGCAGCCTGACGGAGCAGCGACTGGTCTTTGTGCGATGGATTCGGGTAAGGGCTCAGCTTGTGGTAGATGTAAGGGTTCACATCTCCAACACTGCCCTGGATGCGCTTCAGGCTAACACCACCAAACTGGTACGCAGCATACAAACAGCGTAGCCACGTATTGCCTGATTTTGGATAACTTGCAAGCCATAAGATCATCAAATCATTCCCATCGAGTCAGGACGTACTCGCAATGGAGATCCCGACCATTTGCGCTTGCTGTCCTCTTTGATGACTTCCTGCTTTGTCTTCTCGTACATCGTCATGTACTTCATGTGCCGCTGATCGTCGAAGACAAAATCTGCCGCCTCTGCCAAAGAACGGTAGAGCAACAGGTTGGGAGCATTATCAATGATCTCGTTGGTGAGATTCAGGTCTGACAGATATGCAGGCCGGTAGTAGTACGTCATCGTTAACGTTGACGTATTGCTGCCAGCAGGAGCAGGACGTAATTCGATCTGCCCATCCTGCACCGTGTAGTAACGAGGGAATCCCGCAGCAGTAGACGGACTCTCCTGGTCTGCCAGATGCGGCGATAACTGCTCCAGCGTGTAACGGTAACCACCACTGTCCCACTGGATGCTGCGCATTGCCAAATAGTCCGGTGGCAACTCGATAAACGCACTCGTCGGCGTAGCATAGGCACGTGATTCATTCCACGTCACCTTTAACCAACGGGCAATGTCATCCTCTGCAATGCGAATAAAGTCTTCAGCGTTGTCAGCCACCTCGGAGTGGTTGATCCTCGCAACTATCGCTGCCTTCAAGTCTGTGTAGTTGTCGAGCATCACAGCCTCCCAGGCATCGTACGCAGTTTCCGGTACTGAGGATCGTTAAGGCGACGACGGAGTTCCTGGTCGGTAGCCGTATAGACGTTGAATCCTTCCTTCATCCACTGCTCGACCAGCCCAGGCGGAATCGTGGCGACCTTGTGCAAAGGCGTATCCTTGTAACGACTCGCCTTATGGTCTCCATAGCTGTTGTACTCGTCGCGGTTTACATCGAGTTGCGGCTCAATGTCCTGTATACGCTGCACAACAAGTTTCTTATCAGCGTCATCCCACAAGTATCGTGTCTCGATACCCGTGAACGGAGACACCTCTCTGCGGATTAACTTTCTCACCAGCCCTTCTTCCAGTAGACATCAACTTCATCAAGACCAGCAGCACGGAAACGCTTGACCTTCTTGCGCTTGAGCTTGTGCTCAACATCATCCTCATGCTGCTTCTGACGCTTTGCCTTACGGCGCGGAGGGACAGGTATACCTTCCTGTATATCCATAGACATAACTTCCCCCTAGGGAAGAGGGGGCTTGCGCCCCCTCCGTTACGCTTAGCTCAGATCAAAGATATGCGCGTGAGCGTTGGGATCGCGGACCTCAAGGGTCGTCTCCCAATAAATCGCCTTACGCATCGAGTCTCCGTTTTCTGCGAGATCCTTGGAGTAGATCGAGCGCAGATCTGCGAGCTTCAGGTACTCGGGATCGATAAGGAACACCGAGCCAGATATACAGAAACGATCTGGAACAATCTTCACGGTATGGAAGTCGCCATCATAAACATCGATGGACGCCACGAGGCGACGATCATCCGTCGTCACGTAACGGGTCGAGCTTGCCGTGAAGGTGGAGAACACCCCGCGCTGCGAAGCATCACAGATCGCCATGATGTTCTTGTTGCCACCAGAGTTGGTGAACAGGTTGGACAAAGTGCCATCGAGAATCGTCTCGGTCAGAGCACGGTCAGCACCACCACGGTTCGGAACATCAGAACCATCACCCGCCGGGTTGGCAGAAGTTGCAGCTGCAAATTCCGTGCCAGCCACACCGTTAGCAAGATAAGCAGACAGCGACGCCATCTCACGAGCCGTCGAGGTGGAGCCAGCAACCGCTGCGTTGTCCACACCGAAGATCGCATGCTCAACGTCGGTCTTGATCTCGGTCATGCGGCGTTCCATCTGATACGCCATTTCCGAGGCAATGCCCGCCTTGTCCACAGCTTCCTGAGTCTCGGTGACTGCCGAGTCTTTGCGGAAGATCTGGGTGTAGTTGGTCAGACGCACACGGTCTGCCGGGTTGGTGTGGGTGACGTCCTCACCTTCAATCTGAGCATTGGCGTTACCCGTGCTCAGGGTGTCGGTCAGCCATTGGTGCAGAGTGTTGGTCGCCTTGCCCTTACCGATAGCCTGGATTCCGGGAGTCTCGGTGGGCGAGACATCCCAGATCATGTCCGAAAGGTCCTCACGGTTGCCTTTCGCGTTTTCGTCATAGACGCTATGAGCGCCAGTCAGAGTAGCCATAACAATTCTCCTACATACCTGAGATCTTCATCTTCAACAGTTCTCGGGTAGCAGTGCGATCGCCCTGGCGGGAACGCTTACGCAATTGCTCGATGCGCTTGTTGCGTTCATCACCAGCATTCTTCCTGGCTCCAGGCTTGACGAACTTGGGCTTTGACTTGAGTTGCTTCTTCTTCGGGTCAACCTGCTTTTGCATACGGTCGTAAAGCATTGCCTTGTAAGCCAGCACATAGACCCGTTGCACCAAGACTCTTAAGGTACTCGTTGACCTCTGCACGACCCTTAGATCGCTTCTCTTCGTCCGCCCACTCAGGGATACGACCAACCAGCAACTCCATCTGGTCTTTCTTGAACTTGTCATGCTGCTCAACAAGCTTGCTCTGCTGTTGCGCCAGTTCCTGGTCCCGCTTTGCCTTTAAGGCATTACGGTATTGTTGGATCTGGGCAAACTTGTTCTGCAACTGCTGCTGCACCAGCAGGAACTGCGTAGGATCTTCTTCCTGAAGTTCCGACCAGTTGATTCCCTGGTACTCGTTAGCCAACAACTGCTCCATCGCGGAAATGGTGTCGTCAGCTTCCTGAGCTTTCGTCTGATACTCGGAGCGCAGGCGCTCTTGCTCTGCTTCCCATTCCTTTCGCTGCTCAGCCATCTGCTGAGAACGCTGATGTAGGTGTTGCTCAAGCTGGTACGACTTGACGACATCCGCCAGGGTAGCCCTGCTCTGCTGACCATCGACCTTAATGTCTACCTTAAGAGCCGCCTTTAGCTCGTCAGGCTCAACCTCAAGGGCCTCTGCTAGGTCCGCAAGAGTCTCAGGCATCCATCGAGACTCGTCCCCGCCATCACCTGCTTCTTCATCACCCTCGTCGTCCGTAACGTCAGTATCGGAATCCTCAACTGCTTCGCCATCGATCTCGTCGGTAGGCTCTGCATCCTCTACTGGTTGCTCGTCATCCTCTGCCTTTGGTAGAGAAGCCTTTGCGGCATCCTCGCCAGACAAGAAAGTGACCAGCCGGTCGTGAACACTGTCTTTAGCTACGCCTTCATCGGTAGTAGCAATATCAAGCCCCATCGTCATCTCCAGACTTATGTCTTAAAACTGCGGCGTCCTGCACCAATGCAAGCAACTCCGCACGTAGACGCTTGGCGCCATACAACATTGTATAGGCTAGCTCGCGTTTATCAGTTTCGCTAGGCACAGACTCAGAAATAGCCGTCATCCATTGCCTTTCTATATGCGCTAGCACGTCATTAAGCAGTTCATCCTCAAGAAGCTGACGCGCCCTGTCCCCCCTGGCTAAACGTTGCTCCTTGGTTAGGTCCTTGGTTGGCAGCATTTATCACCTCGATCTCTTGTGCTCTTGCCTCTACCTCTCGATCAAGCGTACGATCCATCTGTTCCATCTCCAGCTTGATCTCTTCCATCGCAATTTTTCGCTCATCGTTCGACACCTTGCGTTCCTCAAGCGCCAACTTGCGAAGCTCGATGTCGTAATCCTGCTGATTCTCCTGGGCCTTAACCTGATTCTGCTGCATCAGAGCCTGAATCTGCGCCTCCATCATCTTCTGCTGCGAATCGTCACCCTTGGGCATCGGCTGACCCTTAGGATCAGTCCAGAACATGCTTGGCTCCTTAAGCCCAGCGTTCTCTACGAGCTTGACCAACGTGTTGTAGAGGTTGTCCATCGTTACGATCGGCAATCCAGAGGCCAATGCCTCCTTCTGGAACTGCAAAATCGTTATAAGGTGGCCCAGTACCTTGTCCTTCTCCCCCGTGCCAAGGCCAACCGTGACCGTCATATTGGTCCGTTCGCGCCATTCCGAGGGATTTATCGGAATCCACTCGCCACGGATCTTCACCACCTTCTGCTGGTTCTGGTTCTGCACCAAAAGCCGGTGAATCCCGATCATCAGCCGCTTGACGCTCTCCCCGAACAGCATCGAAATCAGCTTCAGACGCTCAGCAGAAGCATCCATGATGCGTGTGATACCTGCTGCCGTCTTGTTCAGGCTGTCAGCGTCAATGCCCTGGTTGTAACGGGTCACGCCCGTGCGGTTTTCCTTAATGGAGTCCAGATATTCAAGCATCTGGTACGGATGCCCCGTTAAAGATTGCGTGGGAAGCGGCGTCACCATGTTGGGAGCAGAGGCCCTGACGACCCCTCCAGGCGTGGAATCAAGCAGATCCTCAATAGCCACCTCACCCTCAACGACCACATGCCGCTGGTTGTTGATCTGGTACAGGTTGTCCATGATGTTCCGCAGCAACGTAGACTTCTGTAGCTGCAAATCCATCACCTGATCAGCAGCACTACGCCCAAAGAACCGATGCGTCATCGGGACAGGCGTCCAGGCCTCGAACGGAACGTAATCGATTTCCTCGTTCTCGACGATAGTGCCGTTAACCAGACAAATCCGACGACGCTCCGCATACCCATCGCCATCAAAATCAATCAGCTTGTAGCACTCGGTATACGTCACCTTGCGCATCGTCCAGTCAACAGACGACTGACCGTTCATCGACAACTCGGCCACGTTCTCGAACCGAGCAACCTTCTCGGTATCGAGCGAATCACTGTCAACATTGGCCGATGCAGACTCCAAAACCCCCTTAGGTATGCCCATGCTGATCAGATCGCTCACGTACATCTCGCGTTCGTGTGCACAAAACGGCACCTTCTGGAGGCCCAATTCCGACCATTCAGGACGAATCTTGAACTCTTCTGGCGGAACCGGAATGACGACTACCTTCCCGTCCATCCGAGTACGCTTGATCTTGATGTCGTACTGGATGATCTCTGCCTGCATGCCAGAAGCAGGGTCTGCAACAACCTCTATCTGCT